ATGGTAAGCAATGTTAATGTCATTGCACTGCCAGGAATTAGAGATTCATTTGTTACTGATTATGCATTACAAAAAGTAAAAGATTATGGTATGGCTTTATACTTAATGGACATTCCATATTATGATTCAAATACAACTCGTATCTTTGATGGAGAAACAAATAAATATATTGATGTTAAAAAGACTGCTGACCAGTTTGAATCAAGAACCATTGATAACAATTATGGTGCTGCTTATTTCCCAAATATTATAATTGATGACGATTTTAATAGCAGAAAAATTACTGTTCCTGCTTCTAACGGTGCCATTGCTGCAATAGGCTTCAATGATAGAATGAGTTTTCCATGGTTTGCACCAGCAGGATTTAATCGTGCTGCTCTTGATTTCGTATCATTAACACAAACAAGAATTAATCAATCAGAACGTGATAGACTTGCAGAAGTTCATATTAACCCAATAGTTAAACTACCTGGCGAAAGTCATGTTATCTTAAGCCAATTTACTCTGCAACAACAAAAATCTGCCCTTTCTTCTATTAATATTAGAAGAATGGTAATTGAAGTTAAACGTGCCATCGCTGATGTTGGCAATAAACTTATCTTTGAACAAATCACACCAAAACTAAGAGAAAGATTTGTCAATAGCGTCAAAGGATTGCTTGGCAATATTCAACTGAAACAAGGGATTGATAGATTTGAAGTCATCTGTGATGATACTAATAATAGCCAAGTTGATGCACAGGAACATCGTATTAATGGTCAAATTGTTATCGTTGGCACATTATCAATAGAATTTATTTACTTAGACTTTATTGTCGATGCAAATGGTGTCAGTTTTGTTTAAAAATTAAGTAAAATCAACAAGTTATAACCAATTTGAAGAGCTGGAATTTTCATTCCAGCTCTTTTTTATTTTAAACAAAACAATATAAAACCTGTCCTCAAATATAATATTCCCTTTAATTTGCTTTATCTTATTGGAAAATGCTTTCATAAAGACATATATAATAATATAAAGGGAATTATAATGGCAAATAAAGATAAAATTAATAATATTCCAGAATATAAAAAAGACATAAATTTACTTGAAGATATATTAAAAGATACAGCAGAAAATACTTTAAAAGAACAATTAAAAGCAGAATTAAAAATTGAAAATGAAGAAGAAGGTATAATTCATTTAGAAACATTAGCAACAAAATTTATTGAAGATTTAACAAATACAACTGAAGAAAACAAAATATCTAGTAAAATAATAGAAAGATTTCATGATTTACATAAAATTAAAAATGACCCAATTTATTTTTGTGAAAAACATTTAAAGACAGCAAGTCCACTGAAAGGTATTATAGATGTAGAATTACATCCAAATCAAAAGAAATTTTTGGAAGAATTTGTAAAAAATGATAAATTAATTTCTTGTAATTCAAGACAAATTGGAAGCACAACAGTTTTATGTATGGTAGCATTTTGGTATGCAATTGTTAATTCAAATAAGAATATAGTTTTTATTAGTTCAACAATGCAACAATCTAAACAAAATATTCAAAAAATGTCATTGTTTTTAAATTATTTTAAATATAAGCGAAATTTTGCAGAAGAAGATAATTTTTATAATTCACCAATATTATTACGCAATAATTCAAAAATTTTTTGCATAAGTGAAAATATGTTGGAAAAAGTAAGGGGTATACAAATAGATTTATTAATTATAGATAATGCAGATTATATACAAAGGCTTGAAAATATAATTAAATCTTTTGCATATGTAAAAAAAATAGTATTATTTAGTACACCTGCAATAAGAAAAGAAAATAATAAAAGTTATTTTAGAGAAATATATGAAAATGATGAATCATTTTATAAATTAAAATTTTCTTGGGATTGTATTTTATCAAGAAGTGTTAAATGGTTTGAAGAAACAACAAAAAACTTAGGTAAAAATGAAACAGAAACAGAACTTTTAGCAAATTTTGTTGATTCAACTGATATTCAAGAACCAAAAATTTCTTTTTCTAATCAAGATATTATATCCTTTCTTGATAAACTTGAATGCATCATAAAATACGCAAAAGAACAATTTAAAAAATAAAAACTCTATTCTTAGACATTTCCAAATTATACAAAAAAATTATTATTTTTCTTCAATAATTAAATCATAGAAATTATTGGAGTTAAATAATAATGGGTGATACTAATTTTAGTGCAGGTGTAAGTTCACAAGAAGTTGACTTAACTTTTGCAACAAGTGTTTTGCCAAGTGGTATTCCTGCTGGTGTTGTTGGCACAGCTCAAAAAGGTCCAGCATTTGTTCCTATCACACTTCCAACGTTAAATGATTTTATTGTTAAATTTGGTAAGACAGATAATAATATTGTTAATGGACCCATAGCTGTTGCAGAATGGCTAAAGACAAATCAATCTGTAACATTCCTAAGGGTTTTAGGAATTGGTCAAGGATTACGTAGAGAAACATCTGGCAATAATAAAGGCAGAGTTTCAGCAGCAGGGTTTATTGTTGGAGACCAACAACCACAATCTTCATCTGGTGGAGCAATTGGAAATAATGCTGGTGCAAATGCAGGTGGACCATTGGGAAGAACTTATTTCCTTGGTTGCTTTATGAGTGCATCAACAAATTCAACAATATTTAGTGATGCAGCAATACAAACAAGTTCAACAAGTATTCCAGTTGTTCGTGGAGTTGTATTTGCATCATCTGGTGTTTTATTAACTTTATCTTCTTCATATAGTTCAGGTTCACTTGTTAGCAGTGCTGCTCCTGCATCAACTTATGTTGCAAATGAAGCAACTGTTTCTGGAAGCGTAAATGGAACAGTTGTTTTATCAAGCGGCAAACAAGAATTCGTTATGCTTTTAAATGGTTGGAAAGGTACAGATGTATCATATCCAAATGTATTAACTGCAAGTTTTGATATGACTGCACCAAATTATTTTGGAAAAATTTTCAATAAAGACCCACTGAAATTAGAAACTGCTGGTTATTATTTATACTCACAATATGATATTCATCCATCCCTTGCCGTTGTTACTGGTTCAGGATTAATCTTATCTTCTTCTGGTGCAACTGCGTCAGCAAATCCATTCACTGGAAAAGAAAAATCTGCATTTTTGTTAACAAGTTCATTATCAAGAAATTCAGGTTCAATCACTGTTCCAGATTATGAAAATTTTGAAGATAGGTATGTAACCGCAAAAACACCTTGGATTGTTTCACAAAGATTTGGTGGCTTATACCAAAATCTATTTCAAATTTATTCACTTGATGATGGAGAAAATCCAAATACAAAAATAAAAATATCAATAGAGAATATTGCTCCATCAAATAATGATATAAACAAATATGGTTCATTCGATATCATTGTTCGAGACTTTAATGATACAGATAATAACAAAGTAGTTCTTGAATCATGGAGAGGATTAAATCTTAATCCAAATTCACCAAAATTTATTGGGAAAGTAATAGGAGATTATAATACATTCTTTAACTGGGAAGCAGACCAAGGTTCACAAAAACTCGTTACAGAAGGATTATACCAAAATCGTTCTCAATATATAAGAGTTGAAATACATGACAATGTTCTTAATGGCGAAATAGATGCAACAACATTACCTCTTGGTTTTAGAGGAATGCCACACCTTGTAACTTCTGGCACTTCACCTCTGCCTGCATATACAGATGCATTTGCATTCAATGCTTCTAATCCATTTTATAATACAGTTCAACCTCCTGTTCCAATGAGGCTGAATTTAACAAGGGGTGTTTCACCAAAACAATCTACAGATAAATCATTATATTGGGGAGTTCAGTTTGAAAATATCACAAGCGTAACTGAATCAAATGCTTCATATGTTCAAAATGAAACCGTAAAAAGTTTAACTAAATATTTCCCAAATTACCATACAGACTTCATGAATGTATTGGTTAGTGAAAATGAAGGAACTGCCGATACAGCAGCAAATGGAATTGTTGATGCAGATAGATTCTGTAATAACTTATTCACATTAGAAAAAATAAGAGTCGTAACTGGTTCAAATGGCTTAGCTGATATTACACAACTTGCAAACTGGACTTATGTAAGAGCCGGAAATATTTCAACTGATGATACTAATAAATATCGTGCTCTAACTGTCAATGACTTAACAGACCCAAGCGTGAGAACTGTTGCTAAATATTCACTCTATATGCAAGGTGGATTTGATGGAGTTAGAATATTTGATAATGATATGAAATATCTAACTAACCTTGCTGTTGTTCAAGATATGAATAACTCAACAAGAAATTATACAAACGGTTCAACTGTTGTTCCTTACATAAAAGCATTATCAATCATGCAAGATACAAGTGAAGTAGATATTCAATTGTTAGCATTACCTGGAATTAGACATAGATATATTACAGATACAGCAGTGAGAATCACAGAAGATAGATTTGATGCAATGTATCTTATGGATATAGAAGAACGTGATGTTAATAATGATGTAATCACTGATACTGATGTACAAGATTTAAGTGTTAAAAATACAGTTAATGATTTCAGTGCTCGTGGATTAAATAGTTCTTTTGCAGCAGCTTATTTCCCTGATGTAATCGTTCGAGACCCA